GGCAGACCTACCCAATGTATCTCATGAACCGCGACGGTTTTAGCCTTTTGGTGATGGGATTCACCGGCAAAAAGGCGCTTGAGTGGAAATTGAAGTATATCAATGCATTTAACGCGATGGAAAAGCAGCTTGCAGAGTTGAATAAACCATCGTATCAAATCGACGATCCTATCGCGCGCGCTCGTAAGTGGGCAGACGAACAAGAATCGCTCAGAAAGCAGATCGACGCGAAAGCCGAGCAGATTGCGAAACTCGAACCAAAAGCCGCTTATGCGGATACCCTCGCAGGATGTGAAGGATCAATGTTAATTCGCGACGCGGCAAAAGTGCTTAATATCCCGCACTTTGGTCAGCAGGCGTTTTTCCGCTTTTTGCGCGATAATCGTTATCTCATCCCGCATACAAGAGAGCCTTATCAGCGTTATATCGATGCCGGATATTTCTCCGTTAAGACATCTTACTATGAGACTCGCACAGGCGAACGTATCCTGACTCATACGCCACTCATTACGCCGCGCGGCCTCGCATACTTCGCCCGCAAGATTAACGGTATGCGTCAAAGCTGAAAAAACATCATAAGAATAAGAAGAATAAGAAAGGGAAAAAATAAAATGGTATCAGATTACAGAGTATTTCATGCCGTAAAAAAACACGATTATAGAGATAAGAAGATATATTTTCCTCTCATCAAAGAAATAATGTTCAAGAATAGACTTACGCAAAAACAGATTCAAGAAATTCGAAAGCTAGTTCCTGATTACGAGCGGCGTATCATAGAGCACGAAGAAACGTTGAACGACTTCACGCACAAGATCAACGCGCGAGAAATAAAAAACCATTTCACGCGTCATCGTGATGGCGATCCACTTTTTACAGAACTCGAATACTTGCCTAAGCGTGACAAGAAAATTTTATTTGATATGTTTATCATCAAAAAGAAGGAGCGTAAGAGCGCCGAGTATATCGCCAGTCATTGGCAGCAGTACGGATTCAAAAAGCCGCAGACAGCCGACAAAATCAAAGCGCGTGTATATGATCTAATCGACTATCTCTCATATTCCTTGCTTTCAGACGAGGACGTGTTGGATTATGCCGACGATTAACAAGAGGAACAGGCGCAAGCGTCTAGCGGCTATCAAATTCAAGTTACGTGATTCGACAAACTTAAATGAAACGGTTGAAGAACTGACGCAAAAGAATCCTGATCTTTATGATTACATCATAGACTTATATATTATGTATGCAGAGCGCGCAGCAGGAACGCGCAAGCAGAATAATAAAAAGTATCGCTATGATGTATCATATTCACGTAATAAGTCGCAAAAAGAAATCATTGAGAAACTTGAAAAAGCGTATTTTATTTATGAAGGGGTAGTACCAAATGAAGAGTTTTCTTGATATGAGTAAGATTATGATAATGTATTGCTGCGAAATCCCTCTTATCAGCAGTTGGGATTTAGCGGAGGCATTGGATTACAATCATAATTATCTTATATACGCAATCCGGCGCTATGTAGTTCCGGTCTCATCTGACGACGTAAGCATTTCTATGATTTGCGGCGTTCCGTCTGCTTATCTAACACCGGCGGCAATTAACACGCTCGCAGATAATCATATTATCCCGAGAATACACGCAGACCACATTCTCTATATTATGGCAACTACAAAAGACTAAAAAATAAATCATCCTCCCAATAAAAGCGGAGGATGATTTTTTGTATATCGAAAGAAGTGAAACAAATGCAGGATTTTGCTAGACGCTTTTACAGATCAAAACAATGGCAGCAAGTAAGGAAATCAGTTTTGTACCGAGATAATTACGTCTGTAAGATTTGCGGCCGTCCTGCTTCCATCGTCCATCATATTAATCATTTGAATCCTGATAATATAGGCGATCCTGACATATCTCTTAATCCTGACAACTTAATCAGCGTATGCATTGACTGCCATAACAGAATACACAATATGACGGATGATAGAAGGATTATCTTATACGATGATGACGGCAATCCAACTGGATTTATCTAAAGGAGCAAAACAAAAATGAAAACGCGCTGCGCTCTATGCCAAAAAGAAATCTATTGTAAGAAGAAGGACAAGAACAAAACTTTGCTCTGTCATTCGTGTTTCACGTTACAAAAAAGATTGAAGATAATGAAACCACTCATAGACAAGATAGCTGATACGATTATCAAGAACACAAAAAGGAACAAACAATGGAACTAAACAAGATATATAATAAGGACTTCGCGGAACTATTTTCCGATATACCGGATAACTCTATTGACTTACTGCTAACCGATCCACCATACGGCACAACTAAAAACAAGTGGGATATTCCGATTAATTTAGATGTATTCTGGAAAGAAGTAGAAAGAGTAACGAAAGATAATGCTGCTATCCTCATATTCTCACAAGTTCCGTACTCGGCAGCGTTGATCCAGTCGAATACCAAGAACTTTCGTTATGAGTGGATAGTCGAAAAGAATAATGCAACAGGTTTTCTAAATGCTCGTCGGATGCCGCTCAAGGCTCATGAGAACGTATTAGTATTCTATAATAAACTCCCTGTCTATCATCCACAAATGACGCACGGCAAAGCGCATAGTCGCGGAGGAGCAGGCAGGCAATCAAAAAACTACGGTTCTTATAGTAACACTAAACGAGGTACTTCTAATATGTATTATCCTCGTGATGTATTAAAAGTTCAATGGCGACCTTCATTTAGCAGGACTTATCATCCAACACAAAAGCCTGTTTCCTTGTGTGAATACTTCATCAAGACATATACAGACGAAGGAGCGACAATACTTGATCCGTTTATTGGTAGCGGTACGACAGCAGCGGCAGCAGTAAACACCAACAGAAACTATATCGGCGGAGAGTTGTCAAAAGAATATTACGACATCGCAATAGAAAGAATGAGTAATATAGCGAAAAACGGAGATACAGAGAGATAAACGGAGATATATAGCCCCCCTATGCAGATAAACGGCTGAAATCGCCCGTGACCGTCGTCCCCTCTCAAATTTTTCATACAGGCCGAAAAAAGTAGGCGGGTAGTCTTAAATAAGAGAAAACAATAATAAAATCAATAAAAAGTAATAAAGAAGGTAGATGCTTATGGAACTTGATGAAAAAAAGAAGGCAGTCAGAAAGACAAGGAACAAGATCAAGAAACTATTTGCTGCGTCCCTTGAAAAAGACCAACTTGAAGCGATGAGTGATCTTATCGACAATATCGCTTTTCTCGCGTTCGCCCTTTCAGAATTGCGGCAAGAGATCCTTGAGACCGGATATACCGAGCATTACGACAACGGCGGCCATCAATCTGGTACAAAAGATTCGGCGGCCGTTCGCACCTACAATAACATGGCGAAGAGCTATAACACTCTCGTAAAAACGGCGCTCTCTATGATTCCCACTCAAGAGAGAAAAGAAACGAAGGATAGATTAGCGGACTTCATCGCAAATTAAAAAAAGAGGTATCTTATGAATTGGATCAAAGAATATAAACAGCAGATAGATTCCGGCGCTATTGTCGTCCCAAAAAAGATTCATGCAGTCTACAATCATCTGTCATACAAGATAGACAATCCCGGAAAATATCACTATGACGATAAGAAGGGGCAGCGTATCATTGATTTCGCCGAAAATTTTTGTTGTCTCTCGAAAGGAAAAGGCGCAGGAGCGCTCATCCAGTTAGAGTTATGGCAAAAGGCTTTTTTATCTGCTCTTTTTGGATTCGTAGACGATACCGGCCGCCGCGAATATCGCGAGTGTCTCTTACTGGTAGCACGCAAGAACGGAAAATCAGTCCTACAATCAATCATCGCGCTTTATATGCTTTTGGTAGACAATCCCCGTGAAGCTGCTGAGTGTTATTCTGTAGCTACAAAAAGAGATCAATCTAAAATTGTATGGGATGAAGCCGCGCGGATGATAAAGAAATCAAAAGACCTATCCAATTATGTAAAAATCCGTGTAGGGGATATGACGGCATACAATGAAGGGATATTTAAGCCCTTGGCCTCCGATTCAAACTCTCTTGACGGTCTTAATGCGTCCTATGTATCCATGGATGAAATACACGCTTGGACGGACGCTAATCTATACGATGTCATGATAGATTCCATGAGCGCCCGCTCTCAGCCGCTAGTTTTAATCACGTCAACAGCCGGTTTTGTTCGAGGCGGTATCTATGACACGAAGTACGCTCAAGCCGAGGCGACGATAGAAGGATATAGCGGCGGCAGCTATCAAGATGATACTTTCCTTCCTATTATATATGAATTGGACACTAAAGCAGAATGGAAAGAAGAATCAGCATGGACAAAAGCAAATCCTGCGCTAGGGACGATCAAGGATATAAACGCCTTGCGTACAAAGGTAAATAACGCTCGGTCGGCGTTCAAGGATTTATCCGACTTGCTTACAAAAGACTTTAACCTCGCGCAGAATAGTTCTGCGGCTTTCCTGACTTTTGAAGAAGTGAACAATAAGCAGACATACGATATAGATACATCAAGCGGCCTTTATGCTATTGGCGGCTTCGACTTATCACGAACGACAGACCTTACGAGCGCGGCGCTTATTTTCAAGGTCAAAAATGATCCTCATATCTATGTAAAAACGATGTCATGGATTACGGAGGACGCACTAGAAAAGCACGAAAAAAGAGACAAAGTCCCGTATAGAAAATGGATTCGGCGCGGCTCTATGCGTGTATGCAGCGGCGGCCTTATCGACTACAAAGATGTTATTTCTTGGTTCGATGAACAGCAGCAAAACGGACTATATCCTTATAAGATAGGTTATGATCCGTATTGTGCTTCCTATATGGCGCAAGAGATGAAACAGAAATACGGCGAGAATACCTTACAGGTAGTCCGTCAAGGCGCAAAAACACTTTCTATTCCGCTCGAGCAGTTACGGCAGCTTTTGAAGTCTAAGACGATCATCTATAATGATGATCCTGTCTTAAAGTGGTGTCTTGGAAATCTAAGGATAAAGATTGATTCTAACGGCAATATGTCGCCTACGAAAGACAGAACGTTGTCATTACGCGATGATGCGGCTATGGCGTTATTAGATGCGCTGACAGTATATCTCGATAACAAAGAAGATTATGACAATATGAATTAAAAAAGAAGGGATTATATATAATGGAATTACGGAATATGCTAAAAAGCGTTTTCGGACGTGAAAAAGATAATCCGTCGTTTGAAACGTCAAGATATAGATTACTTGACTCTTACAACGATTATTTTACGCCAGCGAATAAAGAATCATGGAATGACGCGACGGTTAGACAATGTATTGACACAATCGCGAAAAATGTTGCTAAATTGAAAATGCGTCATATCAGGCGCAAAGGAAATAGAAAAACGCCTGTAAATTCTTCTCTTGATACGCTTTTAACTGCTAGACCTAATGAATACATGACTGCGTATGATTTCCTGTATAAGATAACGGCGCAACTTTACACACATAATAATGCTTTCGTATACGTAAAGACGGACGCGGCGGGAAATATCATCGGGCTATATCCTTTGAATTACGAAAATGTGGAAGTAGTAGAGCATAGCGGGGATTTGTTCTGTCGCTTCACGCTCGGCATTAATCGCATTACTGTTTCATATCGTGACTTGATTCATCTGCGACGGCATTTTAATAACCATGATATTTACGGCGATGATAATGATAGCACGCTTAATTCTAGCGTGAAGATTCTTGACGTACTAAAGAAATCAATGGAAAACGTCGTAAGAAACTGTAATAAGATTCGCGGCTATCTAAAGATTAACGGCGTTATGCGTCCGAAGGATCAGGCGCAGCAGAGAGATGACTTTATTTCTAATATCGACAAATCCGGCAGCGGTATCGCGGTACTAGATCAAAAGTTAGACTATACGCCTATTGATAATGACTTGAAGATGGCTGACGCTTCGCAACTTGATTTTGCAAGACAGGATATTTATAGATATTTTGGGCTGAATGAAAATATTATTACTTCAAAATATAGTGAAGCGGAGTACATCGCGTTCTATGAATCTGTTATAGAGCCGCTGATTATCCAATACTCGCAAGAGTTTACAGATAAGATTTTTACGGAACGTGAAAAGAATCACGGTAACGAAATAATCATAGAATCAAACAGGCTTGAATATGCTTCACTCAAAGATAAAGTAAATCTATGTCAAGTATTGCAACAGTCTGGCATTATGTCGATTAATGAATTTAGAGAAATTTTCGGTTTCGCGCCTATTGATGGCGGCGATGAAATCAGAATAAAAGCAGATTACTCGAATAAGAAAGAGGTAAAAGAAGATGGAGAAGAAAACAAGCAAGATTGAAACTAGATCACTTGAATTACATCATGACGATAACAGTAAGAGAGTATCAGGATGCGCGATTGTATTCAATTCGCCCGCCGTCTTATATGTTGATAGATGGGGGAATGAATACAGGGAACAGATAGACGCGCACGCGCTCGATGATTGCGACCTTTCAGATGTGCCGCTTAAATATAATCATTCACAAGACAAAGCGGCAATCCTCGCGCGTGTTCGCGATAAATCTCTTAAAATCGAAATCCGCGATGACGGACTTTACTTTTCAGCAGAACTACGAACAAACCTCGGCGCGGATGTATATAGCGCCGTTGTATCTCAAGATATTAAAGGTTGCTCTTTTGGTTTTGCCGTTGAATCAGATGAATGGGATGAAGAAACAAGAACTAGGACAATCAAGAAAATCTCACGACTGACGGATATTAGTATTGTAGATAATCCCGCATATCCACAAACGAACGTAGAAGCAAGGGATTATTATAAGGCAATAGAAGCGATGAAGCAGAAAGAAAAAGATGAACGAGAGCGCCTGTTAATTCTTGCGTCTATTTGAAAAAGCGTATTTTATTTATAGGAAGTAATTTTTTAGTATTTTATCTCTTGCGGACTGGATAGACGTAAGAAAAAAGCCGGATGGCTGATAATACAGGAGGTCAAACTAAAACAGATGGATAGTAAGAGACTCGAAGAAATCCGCGCACGCAAAGCAGAAATTGCGGCAGCGGTGAAAGATGAATCGAAGAAGATTAACGCAGAAGAGCTCCGCGCAGAGCTTGACGCTCTTAATAAGGAGCAGAAGGAAATTGAAGAACGCGCTAAAATCATTCTTGATGTGAATAATGACGCAGCAGAGACAAATAAGATTAATAAACCGGAGGTAAGAAACAATATGAGTAATGAAAGCAATCTTGAATCTATTGAATATCGTAAGGCTTTTATGGACTACGTGCAGACCGGCACGATGGCAGAGGAGTTCCGCGCGTCCGCTATGACGACGAATAACGCTGCCGTGATTCCGACGACTACACTTAATAAGATCATTGAGAAGATGGAGCAGGTTGGAAACATCCTCCCGCTCGTATCCAAAACGTCTTATCCGGCGGGGCTCGCAATCCCTACGGCCAACATGGGCATT